ATGCCCCTGTCGGACCTCGCAATTCGCAAAGCGAAAGCCGCTGGTAAGCCGCAAAAAATGACGGACGGTGGTGGCCTGTATCTGCTCATTTCGCCATCTGGCGGAAAGCTATGGCGTTATGATTATCGCTTCGACGGGAAGCGAAAGACGCTCGCCCTCGGCAGCTATCCCGAGATACCGCTTGTCGAAGCGCGCATCCGACATGCTGACGCGCGAAGCCAAATAGCCCATGGCACTGATCCCGGTGAAGTGCGTAAAGCCGAAAAGCAAAAGGTCGAAGCCGAGACAGTCAACACCTTCGGAGCAATCGCTGACGAGTATCTTGCACGACGGGCGGCGATGGGTGCGGCCGAACGCACGATGGAAAAGAACCGCTGGCTGCTGACCGATCTTGCTGAGCCGATCCGGGAGACGCCAATCACGAAAGTAACGCCTCACGATGTGCTGAAGCTGCTCCAAAAGGTCGAGAACAGCGGCAGAAGAGAAACGGCACATCGCCTTCGCAGTATGATCAGCGTCGTATTTCGCCATGCTATTGCGACCTTGAGGGCCGAAAATGACCCCACCTACGCGCTTCGTGGCGCATTGCTGCCGGTACAGAAGTCGAATAGAGCCGCCATCACCGATCCGAAGCAACTTGGCGTTCTTCTGCGGGCACTCGACGACTCTCACGGTTGGGCAACCCTGTCGGCAGCGCTTCACTTCGCACTGTTGACCGCCGCACGGCCCGGCGAGGTCCGGGGCGCTGTTTGGTCGGAGATCGATTTCGAGGATGCGGTTTGGCACATTCCAGCCGAGCGCATGAAGATGAGCCGGCCGCACGACGTACCGTTGTCGTTCGCTGCCGTGCGAGTGCTGTTCGATATCAAGCCGGTGAGCGGCGGCGATCCCGATAGGCTGGTGTTTCCGTCCGTGCGCTCGCTTCTGCGACCACTATCGGAGAACGCGCTCAACAGCCGTCTACGCGGTCTCGGGTTTGGCAAGGATGAAGTAACAAGCCACGGCTTCCGGGCGACATTCTCGACGCTGGCGAACCAGTCGGGACTATGGAACCCTGATGCAATCGAACGGCAGCTTGCGCATGTCGAGGGGAACGCCGTCCGCCGGGCATACAATCGGGCCGCTCATTGGGATGAGCGCGTGAAGATGATGGATTGGTGGGCGGATGAATTGGCGCGCTACAAGCGCTTAAAATGAAGTGCCCCGCCGCAAGGGAGACGAATCCTGCGACGGGGCTTGGCGCGTTCGCCGTTTGGGAATTAAGGAGGATGCCCCGGCGAACATTCTGGCCCCACACCAGAAACCTTCAGTTCGACAGGCGCACCCGCACGATGGCGGTAGAAGCGGCAGCGGCTTCCGTTGCATAGCCGATCAAGGTGTTGCCCCCGGCCGTGCTGGTGACGAGCTTCGTGGCCGTGTCGAAATAGACCGGATCACCTACGGCGAACGCATCGGCGGCGACCTTTTGCGCCTCGTAGACGCCAGTAAGGCAAAGGTCGAGATCGGCACCCATAGCAACATCCCCGGCGGCAATCCCGTGGAAGCCACCGATAACGACGATATCACCGCTCGTTGCGGCGACGGGAGACGGAGAGATGCTAATCGTTTCGCCTCGCTGAACAAAATTGCGCATGGTTAAAGACCTTTCGAGGTTTGGAATCGGATGACGGAAGGCTGCGGGCGTTCGAGCGATTGAATCTCGCGATTGACGCTTTCGATGGCCGCTCGCATTTCGGAGTCGGACTTGTATTCGACACGCTCGCCGTTCTGGTCGACCAGCGTGCGGATGCCGGAGAGACGAGACTCCACGAGGGAGTCCCGCCATTGCTTGAGCTGTTGGAGGCTCGCCACGGTCACACGTCCGCAATGAGGGCAGCGCCCCGGAAGTCGATCGCGCCAACGCCGAAATCGAGGACGACACGCCATTCCGTGCCGAGCACATCCCAACCTTCACGGCTGGCGAGCTGAGGACCGGGAGCCGACGACAGATAGGCGTATTCGAGCACCGGGAGCGAAGCCGGGTCGGCGAACAGCCAAAAGTCGTCACTTTCGATACGCGGATCGGTCAGGACTTCATAACGGGCCGTGTTGACGTTCACGTCGGCAACCGTCGCGGGATAGATGTCGGCGATCAGGCGCAGCGCTTCGTCTTCCAACTCGGGACGCACGAGAATGAACCTGCCCTTCGCGGAGAGAGGCGTCTTGCCGTCAAGGTCGGTCTGGCGAGCGATCTTGAGCTTGGCATCATTGAGCGCATCGGCTCCAATATCCTTGATGCCCTGACCGGGAGACGCCGTGAGGTTCTTGTGATCGGCGTGGAACAGAGTCTTGCCATCCGACAGCTTGGCACCGCGAAGGCCGTTGGCGGTCAGCACACTGTAAAGCAAGTTTGCTTCAGTGTTCGCGGCAGCGCGACCGGCGGCAACGCCCCAATCTCGGAACGCTCCGAGATCGTCATTGATCAGCGCCTTGCGAGTCAGGCTGAAGATGCTGGCATAGGTGTCGAGCGCATAGCCTTCGACATTCTCGCTCCGGCTGGTGCTCTTGATTTCCCCGCTTTCGCTCACCTTTTCCAGCGTGCCCGTGCCCGAAGTGCGGAGGCGGCTTGTAGGCCGGAAATCGGGAGCCGTGGCCTGCCGGGCAATGCGCTTGAGCGGCGACGCGGCAGCCTGATATGCAGGCAACAGCGTGCGATTGCCGACGCCGGTCAGGAGCTGCGGAAAGTCCGACGTGGAATGCATGGCAGCGCGGAAAATCTGGTCCGTGTCCATCATGCGAGTCGAGATACCGGCACGTTCCACTGCGGCGCGCGCGTGATCGATCAGGCGATCATTGACGAAGGGACGCGCCTGTTCGGAAAGCTCACCACCGGCAACGCGCACGGTCAGGGCTTCGACTCGACGGTTGAGGATTTCGGCAGGATTCTCGGAAGCCGGGGATTGAACTCGGATACGCGGCACAGCCCGGCTGCGCTCGATCATGCTGGACCGGGCAGCCTGCCGGGCATCATCAAGGGTTGCGCCAGCGTCGATCTGATCTTCGGCCCAACCGCGCGTCAAGCCGGCGACCTCTGCAAGGCTGCGAATCTGCTGCTGCTGTTCGTCGGGCATGGGAGTACCCAAGCCACCTTCCAGTTCGAGGCGATCGTCTTCAATTTCCTTGGGCATGTGTCGAATCCTTTTTGCGTTGGGGTCGGCCGGCTGGCCTACGAGGGAGACCTCGGAAATCAGCCAATCGGTAGCGGTTCGGGTGCGCTGACCGCTGATGGTCTCGTCCTTGAAGCGGGCCACCCGATACCCGATCGAGAAATGCTTGAGGGTGCCGTCACGAACGCGCTGGACGATCGGCGCGACATCCTCGGCAGTTGAAAATGTGACGGTGGCGACGACGTTTCCGCCTTCCAGACGGAAGTTCGCAGCGCGGCCGACTACGGTGCGAACGCTGCCGCGCTGGTGTTCATCGATCAGCGGCAGATCGGCACCGGCAGTCCGAAAGGCGGAAGGGTTGAGCACTTCGGCATAGGTGCCCGCGCTGTCCCGCCGCATGACGGGAGTCGCCGTCGCAACAATGGCGTCGATCGAAAGGGCTTTTTCGTCAAACGAACTGCTGACGACTGCCGACCGTGTAAACTGACTTTGCGTGTCCATCTTTTGGACTCCTTTCACTCCCGTTTTGTTCTGTTAATTGAGTTGACACGACCGGGACGTTTTCTCCCGCGTTGTCTGGATCGACAGGGCCAAAGGTGCGAGGGCGTCCGCCACGTCCGCCGGCCATACGCCGACACGACTGCGGAATTCGATGTCGGTGATTTCCTCCGCAAGCCACCCCGGCAGTTCCGCCGCAATGCGCTTGAGAAGGTCGAGGCGAATCTCTGAGTGTCGACGAGAGTATTCCGCCACTTCCGCCGGGGTGAGGCGCTTGACCGGCCTACGCATCTTCGGACTCCTCATTCTGCGGGGAGTTGGCCTTGGACGTGTTCGAGGAAGATAGGCGGTTGTCAGCAGCGTTTTCCGCGTCGATGTCGGCAATGTTCCACCCACGGGCAGCGACAAGTTTCTTGCGGCTGGTCAGCCCGGCTTCCATCTCGGCAACATCGGCTTCAACGGCCTTGAGCGGATCGACTTGCAGAAATGCGGGCGGCAACCATTCAACGGGGGGAATAGTGTCAACCTCGCCGGAAAGCACGGCTCCCACCTGGACTCGAGTCCACACCGGGTTGAGCAACTGCGGCACCAGCACATGATATTGGCATTGCTCGACGCGCTGCCGGAATGGCAGGAGACCGGCACGAAGACTCGAATAGTTTGCCCCGGTCAAGTCGCCATCGACCATGTGCGAGGGCAACCCAAGCCCTGCGGCGAGCAGTCGGATTTGCGACTTCACAAACGCATCCGTCTGTTGCGCCTGTTGCGGCGACGAAAATTTGATATCGAATCCAGCGGGCAACCGCCGAAGGGTGCCCGGCTCAAGGCTGACCGCCGATAGGTCGGCATCGCCGTCGAACGGTCCACCCGTGCCGTTGAGATCAGTCAAGAAGCCGGCATGAAGCGCTGCCACCCTGACCCCAACGGCGAGCGCGTCGAGGATGCCGTCAAGCTCATTGGCGGGCACCACCACCGGAGCAAGCCACGAAATACCGCGCACCTGACCGATGCCGACAGGCTTGAAGATATGGAGCATCTCGCTCGCCGGCACGAACACGGGCGGGGCGTAGATGGCGAATGTGTCGGTCGGCTTGGCCGGGAGCACCCAATAGCCGGTGCGCTCACCCGCCGCGTTAAACTGTACGCCATTGATGACATACGCGCCGTCGCCAAGATCGACCGTTTTGCTTTCGTCGACTATCTCGGCAGGAATGAGCCGGAGCTTCAGGCCGGCATCAGTCTCGACGAATTGAACGAACGATTCCCCGTCTACGACGACGGCGCGGGCCGCTTCCGCTTGCAAGCCATACCAATCCGTTCGGCCGTCTGAGTCGGCCCGGAGCGCAAACCTATTGAAACGCGCAACCGCATCCGCATCACCGGTCGCAACGATGCCGCTGCCGACCAGCGCCGCAACCCAATTGCCGACCGCGTTCGCGATCAGCGGATTGTTTGCGGCGAGATAACGGGCACGACTGCGAACTGTCGTTGCCGCGCCGCTCACTTCCGTTGACGTGCGGCCGAACCAGCCGAGACCACCACCCCGCCGACCACCTGCCGCCGCGTCGAAACGGCGAACAGCACCAGCGCGGGACTGCCGATCAAAAATGGCATCAATGACTCGGCGAGTGAAGGAAGGGCGCGGCATGGCGGTCACGCTTCTGTCGCGAGACGACGTAACGTCGCGGTCACGTTATGGAAGATTAGGTTTTCAGCTGAAGCGGAAACGATGCGGCGCGATAGGTCGCTCCCCACGCCGTCAAGCGCAAGGCGAAGAAAACACCCCTGAATCTCCGCAATAGAAGCCTCGGCCGAAGCGGTGATGAACAGCGTGGGGTCGTTCGCGGTCTCTCGCGAGAAGATCAGGACATGCGGATTCTTGATATAGTCTGAGAATAACTCAGGATTATCTTCAAGATCGCGAACTGATCGGCCGTCAATAATCGTATTTATAAACTTGAAGAAAACTATCTTTGCAAGTTCTCGCGAATATTTCGCGCCTATCCGCGCCTGAAAGTCAAACTCAACCAGATGCGCGAACGAGTAATACTCCCCTCGCGTCCTTGGTGACAGCACGCTCAACTTGGCGCGCTTCATGTTTGCGAGGAAGTCGGGCCAATTGTGGACGCCAGAATGGGTTGCGGCTTCCTTACCGTCGAACTCGTTGCGCATTTTCGTTCTCCTTGCGTCAGCGTTAATAGACGTATAACGTACGTTATACATGTTTGCAAGTACCAAAAGAAACCCCGGCGACCGGGACGGCCGGTGCCGGGGTAGTCAGTTCGGCAATATTCCGTCTGCCAAAACGGAGTCAACAAAAGGATAATCTCAAGTGCTAAAGCAAGAGTCAACCATAGAATCGCCAATTGAAGCGCTATATCGACAGTTTATGCCACATTATACCAGCGATTCACACAATCTATCTGTCGCTATTGAGCTTGCGAAGACGGGCTATCCGGTCTTTCCATGCAAGGAAGATGGTCAAAAGGGCACCATTAAGAGTCCATATACTTGGAATGGCTTTAAAGACGCCACAACGGACCCTTCGGAGATTCGTCGTATGTGGCGGCGTCACCCCGATGCCGTGGTTGGTTTACCGACTGGCGAGCGCTCTGGCCTTGCCGTGGTTGATCTGGATATCCGCGATGATGGGCGTGATGGCGAGTCGGCCCTTGAAGCGGCCGGGATTGATGCCCGATCGGCCGTACGGGTTCACACACCTTCAGGCGGTCTTCATCTCTACTTTCGACATGCAGACGGCATCGGCAGCGCGGGCGGCATCCTATCGGGTGTGGATGTGCGTGGTGAAGGCGGCTACGTCATCGCGCCCGGCTCCCGGATGGCCGATGGCACTATCTATCGCTATGTCGGGCGCGACCGGCTCGACGACGATGCGCTGCGGCTTCCCCGCTTTCCTGCCGCCATTCGGGACATGATGAGTCGCCCCCGCAATGACGGCGAAAGCGACGTTGAGCCGATCGGCCTGACGCTGGATCAAGCGCGCTCCTATCTCGACGAACTTGCCGACAATCCCGCATGGCGCGACCGTCGCGACGGTTGGTTGAAGATCGGCATGGGGCTTCACCATGAGTTCGAAGGCGGCGATGAGGCCTTCGAGCTTTGGCGTCGTTTCTCCGAGGAATCCGAGTTCTACAATCTTCGTGAGCTGCGGCAGCAATGGCGGTCTTTCCGCGATGATCGGGCCAATCCCGTGACCTTCGGTAGCATTATCGACGCGGCGCGAGGCGAGTGGGCCATGACCACCGCAGAGGCACGCGCAGCCTTCGAGGACGATGAAGACGACATTCCGGATGGCGACTCCTCGCATCTCACCTTCCGCCGGCCGTCAGAGATTGAAGAGACGGAATCGCGCCGACAGATCGTAAAGGGACTTGTCGCGGCGGGCGACGTGGGGTGCGTCATCGGTGCGCCGGGCGTTGGCAAGTCGCTGCTCGCCCCCTGTCTCGGATATGCCATTGCACAAGGGCGAGACGTGTTCGGCCTTCGTGTTCGGCAAGGGCTAAGCTTCTACGTCGCGGCTGAAGATCAGTTCGGCATGGGGCAGCGCGTGCGTGCGCTCCGGCGGCAGAACGGCGAGGCTGAAGAGTTTGTGCTGGTCGGCGGTGTGTCTGACCTGTTGTCGAAGGGTTCGCGTGATCTTCGGGAGCTGCGTTCTGCCGTCAAGGAACAGCGGCCGGCCGTGGTGTTCATCGACACCCTTGCCATGGCGTTCCCCGGACTCGAGGAAAACTCGGCTGAAGGCATGGGGCGGGTTGTCGCGGTTGCGCGCTCGCTGACGAAGTGGGGCGCTGCCGTCGTGTTGATTCATCACGACACCAAGGACGGCGCGCAAGGGCTGCCGCGTGGTCACTCGCTCCTAAACGGTGCACTCGACTTTTCGCTGATGCTGAAGCGCGGCGACGATGACATTGTGCGCGGCAAGCTGACGAAGAATCGCAACGGTTCGTGTGACCTCGATATCGCCTTCCGCATTGCCACCGAAACGCTTGGCGAAGATGACGACGGCGACGAGATCACTGCTGCTCGGTGCGAGCCGCTGGAATCCACGGGTGAACGCCGGCCCCCACTCACAGACAACGAACGGGAAGTGCTCGATGTGCTTCGCGACCTTTGCGCCGGGCGCGCCGGACATGGCGTGACGGAAGAGACGTGGCGGCGCGCATACCTCCGAACTTGCGGCGATGAGAAGCCCGACAGTGTCCGAAAGAGGTTTGGACGGGTGCGGAAGAGTCTGCTTCGCGGCGAATGGGCTTTCGCGTCATCGGGATTCATTTTCGCAAATCGCTCGGATTCGGAGACCTGGAACTTGTTTGAGGAAATCGAAGATGACGTTGTTTAGTGCGGGACATGACGGGACAATCGCGGGATATCCCGTCATGTCCCGTCAACGGCAAAACGCAGCGCGAGGACGGGACATCACGGGACACACCCCTTTAGGGGTGTCCCCATGTCCCGCCCCGCCGATGCTGGCTCATCAGCTCTTCAACCATACTTCGAGCTGCAACCCACGTACACGCATGTCGGCGCATCTCCGTGCACGTCAGAGCACGTACGCGCACAACCCATCGGGTCCTTCCGCATGCATGTGCAACGCGGGGGACACTGAGCCCAAGCTATTTATTTCGGAATCGAAATGAAAATTTGAATCTTGCGAGGTCGAGAACATGAGAAGCGAAAAGCGCCGCCGAGACATTGACGATATTGTCGGAACCATTCCGGCGAACGACGACAACGCGGATTCCGGAATCGCCGCGACCGTCCGCACGTCGGAACTCGCCGCACTACTCGGCATCTCGGAACGCAACATCGACATGCTCGTCACGAAAGGCGTTCTGACGAAGATCGGCCCGGCTCGCTTCAACACTCGCGACTCCATCACCACCTATTGCGCCTATGCCCGGCGCGCAAAGGGCAACCTGCAACTCGACGCGGAAAAGCTCCGACTGCTTTCCGAGCAAGCCGACCGGGAAGCCATTCGCAACGCCACGGCACGCGGCGATCTTATCGAGGCAACGTCGGTTGAGCGGCGATGGACCGACATTCTCCGGCAGGTTCGATCGTCGCTGCTCGCCGTGCCGTCGCGTGTCGCCGGTCGTGCCGGTCACCTGACGCCGGCCGATCTGGAAATCATCGATCGGGAAATCCGGGACGCATTGCAGGAGATGGCCGACCATGACGACGACGCTTGACCGGATCACCAGCAACGCGCTTGCCGCCCTGAAGCCGCCGCCTCGCCTCAAGCTGTCGGACTGGATCGAAGACGAGCTTCGCTTGCCGGCCGGTGTGTCGGCGCTGCCGGGCAAGGTCCATCTATGGCCGTTCCAGCGGGACATTGCGGACTCGATTGGCGGGCCGGTGGAGCGCGTTAGTGTCGTGAAGAGCGTGCGCGTCGGCTACTCGACGCTGCTGTCCGCTGCGATCGGCAGCTACATCGCCAATGAGCCGGCACCGATTATGCTGTTGCTACCGACCGAAAGCGACTGCCGAGACGTGGTGGTGTCCGACCTTGAGCCGATCTTTGAAGCAACCCCGGTGCTCAAGGGACTCCTTTCCGACGACGGTGAGGAAGCTGGCCGCAACACGCTCCTATCGCGCCGCTTCCCCGGTGGGTCGCTGAAGGTCGTTCCGAGCCGCGCGCCTCGCAACCTTCGTCGTCACAACATTCGAGTGCTGCTGATCGACGAATGCGACGGCATGGAAAACACTGTCGAGGGCAGTCCGCTTGTGCTGGCTGAACGGCGAACCCTGTCGTTCGCGAATCGCAAGATCGTCCTCGGATCGACGCCGGTCTTTGACGACGGTCATGTGCTCCGCGCCTATGCGGACAGCGACCAACGAATTTACGAGTGCCCGTGCCCGAAGTGCGGAACCTATCATGAGTTGAAATGGTCGGATATTACTTGGCCTGATGGAAATCCTCAGCAAGCCGGCTGGCGGTGCCCTACGTGCCAGACGATCACCCCGGAAGGGGGCAAGGGCCAGATGGTCGCAAACGGGCGCTGGCTGGCAACTGTGCCGGAAAGAAGCCATATCCATCACGGCTATAAGTTGAACGCGCTCATTTCGCCCCACCATAACGCCCGTTGGGGTGTTCTGGCAGAAGAGTTTCAAGCCGCCAAGTCAAATCCAGATAGTCTTAGAGTCTTTGTCAACACGATCTTGGCTGAAGGCTGGCGGGATGGTGGAGATGAACTTTCCGAGGATGGACTCCTAAGCCGGCGCGAACCTTTTGGACTTTCTTCCATCCCCGCCGACGTGCTGTTGATCACGGTCGGTATCGACATGCAGGACGATCGCGCCGAATACGTCATCGCCGGTCACGGGCGCATGGAAACTTTCATCCTCGCTTCAGGGGCGATCTTCGGCCGCTATGATTCGGATGAGCTTTGGCAGGAAGTGGACGATCTGCTCAAGACGACTTTGCGGCACCCCGGCGGGGCACATATCGGCGTCAGCGCCGCTTTCATCGACGAGGGCGACGGCGAGCACCAGCCGCATGTCCGCGCCTTTGTGCGCCCACGCTTCGCCCGTCGCGTAGCGGCTTCAAAGGGTATGGCCGGCTTTCGACGCCCGCCGATTGAGCGGAGCACGGTGAAGGGTGCGCCGGTCTTCATTGTCGGCAGCGATGCAATCAAGAATTCGATCTTCAACCGCCTGTCGGCAGGCAATACCATTAGATTCAGTGCCGACCTTGAGCCCCGCTATTTCGAGGAACTGGTGAGCGAGCGGCGAGTCACGCGCTACAGCCGGGGACAGCCGACTCGAGCCTTTGAGCGAATTCCGGGTAGGCGTGCCGAAGGTCTCGACGCGACGGTTTATGCAATCGCAGCCCGCTCTCTGGTCAGCGCTGACCTTGATCGCCGTGAAACTGAGTTGTCATCCCCGGCAGCGCCTACGTTGCAGACTGTGACCGTGATAAAGTCGAATTGGCTGAGTCGGTGA